CATCGCTTTAGCCCCGGACGGCACTGAACACCCCTCCTCCCCTTCGCCGTCCGTGGGCTTTTTATCACTGGAGACTGAAATGGGCGCAATCCTCGACTTCCTGAAAGAGCGCATCACCGAAAAGAGCACGTGGGCTGGACTCATCGTGCTGATCCTCGGCATTGTTGGCATCGAGGCCACTGCGGTACAGACCGAGACAATGGCCGGTGCAATCACTGCGCTGCTGGGCGTGATCCTCGGGCTGCTCCCCGAGAAAAAATGATCGAGCTGGCGCTTGTTGTCGTCATCCTCGGGTGCTTCGTAGGCGCTGTTGTCTGGCTGATGAACTGGTCCGGCAAAGCAGGCCAGAACAGAGAGATTGTCGATCAGCAGAAGCGTGATATTCAGGAGCTTCAGGAGGTTAACGAGAATGCACGCAGGCGTGAAGACCTTGAGCGCAGCATTCCTGTTGATGGCGCTTCTGAGCGGCTGCGCAAAGGACCGTTTGTCCGTGATTGACACATTCTGCAACGAATACGAGCCGATCATGGTGAGCCGGCTAGACGTGCTGACTGACGAAACAGCGAAGCAGATTGAAGTTCAGAATTGGTGGTGGGATCAGAAGTGCAACGGCGGCAAATTGACGGAGAGCATGCGTGGCGGAAAGTAACAAGGGCGCGATAGCTGCGGTGTTCGCTGCCGGTCTGGCTGCTGGCGGTGGCGGAACAGGTGTAGTCCAGCAACAGGAGATTGACGCAGCAAACCAACGCGCCGATGCCGCTGTTGCCATCGTTGACCAGCTCGATACCCACATGCCGACGATCAAGACCTACATCAGCAACGCCGCTGAGATGACCGTCACTGATGTCCTGGACGACAAGCTGCCGAAGGTTCGCGCTGATCAACTGCGCATGGTCGCAGACGACATTGATGCGGACATTACTACAGGCGAGAACGTCCCGTTGCGTGATCTGGCTGGAGCAGTTGCGGGCAAGCTGGAATCGAACTGGATGGATTGGTACTCGACGACATTTGGCAAGTACCTGCAAGAGCAGGTAGCAACGGGCACAGCCATCGGCAACCTGTCGTATGACCAGCTTGTCAGGCTCAAGGATGTGACCGACTCCATGAGGGCGGTATCCGTACTGCACACGCCGCCTGAGCCAGCGAGCAAGGCAGCAGAGGACGCGCAGACGCTGCAAGCACTCGAAGAAATCGCCGAAGAAGAAGCCGCGCTTTCCCTGCGAGGCAGGAACGATGGTTAAAGTTGCTGCGCTGCTCCTTGGCCTGCTCGTGCTGTGGGCGAATCCGTCGCATGCCGTGGTGATGGCCGCGTGCCCCGATGGCGCGCATTGGTACAACCCTGCTGATGGGGTCGAAACGTGCCCGAACTCGTTTACTATCACAGGGGCCGACGCATCAACGACAAGCGTTACGCTGACGGGCACGGTTGCTGAGAACAGCGGGACGGTTCATTCCGCGATACGCCTGTCATGCACACTTCTGCAATGGCGCAACACCACGGCGGGAATAGGCGCCGAAGCCGCCGTAGACGATACTGACGTGAGCAGTGGCTCGTTTTCGATCAACGTAACCGGCCTGGCAGAGAGCACGACGTACTGCGCACACATCGTGCAATACGCCGAAGACAAGGTGACGGTGCAACAAACAATCCAGTTCACCACGCTGGACAGTACACCATCAGAAGACGGCGACGAGATCACTGGCGGCGATGACTGGTTCTTTTGCCCCGATGGCAACAATGCCAATTCCGGTCTGGCTCACGCGCAGCGCAAGGCGTCGATACCCGCCACTGACACCACGCTCCTGAGCGCAGGTGATGACATGTGGTTGTGTGCGGGAGGGGTTTGGGAAAACTCGCACCACGACATCAACCGGCAGGGGTCGAGCGGAAACTGGAACGAGATCGGCACGTACTACATGGACGGCTCAACGCCGCGCAAGGCGCTTGATGGCATCCTCGGGCCTGAGACCACGCACACCAAGGCGGTCATAAAAGGGGCACTCACGGATGCGTGCTTGACCGCTGGAACGTGTATCTACCCCTCGACGGGGTTTCCGGTAAACGGATACACCTCAATCTACGATGGGTTGTGGATGATGTCCTCGACGGCGGACTACACCTCGATACTTAACGTCGCGTTTTCGCACTTCCAGTACAACAGCTTGACCGCAGCCGGGGACAACACTGAGGGTTCGCTCCACCATTTGATCTTTGATGGGATTGATCTTTATTACGGCGGCACAGGGTCACGGCTCACATTCATCAACGGCGTGACGGACTTTGTAGTGCGCAATGGCGACAGTTACGGCGCGAATTCGTGCGAGTGGATACGCAGGATGGGCACATCGTCCGACACGTCTGCATGCAGCCCCGGCGGCTGGTCTGGCACCGTGCTCACGGTCACGCGCAAATCGGGGCGCGGACTGGTCGAAGGGAACACGTCAAGGCGTGGATTCGGCGAGGGCTACAACTGCTACGCCACCACGCTCGGCAAGATGATTTATCGTCACAATTACGTGGTCAACAGTTGGTCGGGCGGATACTACCTCGACGCGTGCCCGTATTCGGTGATCGAATCCAACATGGCGCTGGGCGGCAACAGTCAGCAGCTCGGGGGCGTTGAAAACACAGGGCCAGCGTTTAGCGGGGTTGGTATAGGGAGCGAGTCAGCAAGTTACCCGAACGGTATTGGTAACGTAGTGCGCAACAATCTGTTTGTCGGCGCACGAATCGGGATCTGGCTGAACATGAACAACGCAGTCGCCGCAGCGGGTGATATTCTCGGCGCGAAGGTGTACGGGAACACTACTATAGGTGCCACGAACCTCGGCAAAGTGGGGGATGAGTGGGAGGTAGCCGTCTCGGAGGTCTCGGCTAATGTCGATGAGGCTCCCTTCGTAAATAACGCCCATTGGAACGACGACGAGACAACCGATAACTGCAATTCGACAAGCGCAATGGACCCGCTCGATAACCACTGGTCGCACAATCCGGCGGACAGTGATTGCGATGGCACTGGAGACACGTATGGCTCTCTCGGCCTGACGCTCTCGACGTATTCGAGTTGGGGGGCTCTTGCGAATGTCACGGGCGACCATCCGATGACGTGGCCGACATGGGCGCAAGCCACGCCTGCTGGGGGCAGCGCGTTGATTGGCAGCGGCACTGCGTTGACCTCTACCATCTTGGACAAAGACACCTACGGCTTCGCATGGGAGCAGATTGCCGAAGTGCTCGATGGCTCACTGACTGAGGCCGAGTGGGAGTGTGCGCTGTGTGTTGATGCAGAGGGCACGACTCGCGCTAACCCGCCCAGCAAAGGGGCGATTGAGTGACCATCCCAACTCCAGACTTCCAGGCCGATGTAAACACCCGTGGCCGCACTGACGACACGTTCTACGATCACGTCAACGATGCGGTCATGTCGGCAACAGGATCACCGACTGTCGCAGGCTCGGGCAATGACCAGTACCTGACATTCAACGGCAGTTCGCAGTATGTGCAGACTTCGATGCCGGCCAGCCTATCGGCCACGTTCGCGGATTCTCAGTACACGATTTCTGCACGGGTAAAATCTACGGGTGCGATAGCAGCGTATTCGCACATATTCGGCTTCAACAACGCCACAGATTCGCGCCGCGTAAACATTCTGTTTGATAACACAGCGGGGTATGCGCTCGCAGGGTTTGACACGCCCAGCGGGACGGATGTTTTCCTGAACTCGACCACACAGATTGACGACACGAATTTCCACGTAGTCACGATGCGCGCAGACGGCACTGACCTTTCTCTGTGGGTTGATGGTACTGAGGTCGACACCGATACGACCACACGCGGCACGATGGGGACGCTGAACGAGCTGTGTATTGCCCGGCGTGGCGGCACGGGCGACAACTGGCATCTCGCAGGTTCGGTGCAATGGGTTGCCGTGTGGGAATCGGCGCTCACTGATGCGCAGATCGGCGAACTGGATGACTTGTCGAATCCGTTTGCGTTAACAATTTCCGTCGATGATTCGACCATTGATCCGCACCCCGACACAGTGGTAACGATCACGAAGTCTGCTGTGTGGAACGGCACTGTTTCGGCGACGATTGAAGGATCAACGATCACGCTGACCGACATCGACACGACGCACAAGTCATTTACTCTTGATATTGACGACCTCTTGCCGGGCGGCGATTGGAATGCGATTAGACCTGTAACGGACGCAACACTTGCGGTTACTGATTCGGATGGCACATTTACGACCGAAGTGCAGATCGTGTTCTCGCCATCTGTCGCGGAGGACTACGTAAACAGTCCGGGCGTGAACGTCGGCACGTATCTCGCAGTGCCCGGCGCTGTGACGGGCGATCCACATTTTGCGTTCTGGCATATCGGCGGCGGAGTTCGCGACAAGACAATCAGCGGCACGACGGATGCGGGTACGGGTTATTTCGCGCCAATCACCCTGCCATCACAAGGCCGGCTGATTGCGTATGACGTGTCGGCGGGGGCATGGCTGGCTGCTGTTGATACGGAGCTATTTCAGCAGCCTGCGAGCGCCGAAGGGGGCAAGAAGGGTTACACCCTTTCCATAAAAATTTCGATTTCTTTGTGAGGCAGCATGAGTAACGAAGTACAAACCGAACCTGGTGGTAACGCTGAAGCGGTAACGCCAAGTGACGAGACAGAGATATACTCCAGAGGGATTTACGTCGGGACCGGTGGCGATATTGCCGTTGAAATGCTTGAGAACGCAGAGACGGTAACGTTTGTGTCGGTCGCTGCTGGGACGCTGCTGCCGATCAAGGTGAGCAAAGTTCTCGAAACCGGCACCACGGCAGAAGACATCTTACGCATATGGTGATGCAGCGTCTGTACGAAACCCCGGAGCAGTTGTATCGGGACGCGATGAAATACTTCGATGAGGAAGACCAGCCGACAATGGCCGGTCTCCAGTCGTTTCTATGCATGACGCGGGCGAAGTGGCACGCCTACAAGCTCAACGAAGAGTTTTCCGAAGTCGTACAGCAGATCAATCAGGAAATGGAATCCCGAATCGAAGCGATGCTGCTGTATTCAAAGAACCAGACGGGCTCGATCTTCTGGTTGAAGAATCACGCGCAATGGCGAGACACGCAACACACTGAAAACGTCAATCATCATCGCGTGGTTATCTCGGATACGCCGATGGACGAGGATGAATGGCAGAGGCAGAACAGCTAGAGACGCTGCTGTGGGCTCCGCAGAAGGGGCCACAAAAGGCGCTGATTGATTGCCCTGTTCCTGAGATTTTCTATGGTGGGGCGCGTGGTGGTGGCAAGACCGATGGCGTTATCGGCAAGTACGCACTCAAAGAGCAGCGGTACAAGAACCGATTCAACGCAATCATTTTCCGCAAAGAACTGCCGATGTTGGATGACCTCATCGAGCGGTCGAAAGAGATTTATACCCCACTTGGCGGCAGGTACATCGACTATCGCAAGCATTGGGAAATGCCAAACGGCGGGCGATTGCGATTCCGGCCCCTTGAGCGCGTGTCCGATGCGGACAAGTATCAAGGGCAGGGCATTACTGATGCGTGCGTTGAAGAGGCAGGACAGTTTGCTTCGCCCTCTGCGATAGATCGCCTCAACGGTATCTTGCGGAGTGCGTATGGTGTGCCGACGCAGTTACTCCTGACGGGGAACCCTGGCGGCGCTGGGCAACTCTGGATCAAGCAGCGGTATATCGACCCACATCCTGCGGGCATGAAGATACTGCGCAGGCCGCTACCGAACGGGAAGGAACATCGATATGTGTTCATCCCGTCGAAGCTGCAGAACAACCTGCGGCTGATGAACAGCGATCCGGAATACATCAACCGGCTGTATCTGGTAGGCAACAAAGAGCTGGTCAGGGCGTGGCTTGATGGCGACTGGAGCGCGGTTGAGGGCGCGTTCTTCGATGATTGGTCGCAAGACATGATCATTGATCCGTTCCTGATCCCTGAGCATTGGACGCGGCTTGTATCGTTCGACTGGGGCTATGCAAGGCCATTTTGTGTGCAGTGGTGGGCAGTGGCTTCGGAGTCGGTAAAGCGCAATCACGCACGTATCGAGCAGGGCGCGATGGTGTGTTATCGCGAGTGGTACGGCGCTGCGAAGTCGAGCACGGGCGATACGATTCCGAATACTGGCCTGAAGCTGACAGCGGAGCAGGTGGGCGAGGGCATACGCAATCGCACGGTTGAGCAGATACATGATTGGGTCGCTGATCCTGCGATCTTCAGCGAGGACGGCGGCCCGTCGATATTTGAGCGCATGCAAGTGCCATTCAGGCGTGCTGATAACAAGCGCGTTGGCACCATCGGGCAGATGGGCGGATGGGATGCGATGCGCCAGCGCATGCGGGCGGGGATGTTGTTTTACTTCCACACCTGCGTGGATTCGATCCGGACGATTCCGGTATTGCAGCATGATCAAACACGTACAGAGGACTTGGACACAGATGGCGAGGACCACGCAGCAGACACAACCCGTTACGCCTGTATGGCGCGACCGTGGGTCAGTGATGCGCCAATTGCGCCTGAGAGTGCGTTCAAATTCTCTGAACCGACCCTTGATGAACTTTTCAAGGGCCAGCGGATGGATGACATCAAACTGATATGAACTACGCCGACTGGATCAAAGAGATTGAGAACGAAGACCGCGTTCACAGCAAGTTTCGCGAGAAAGCGAAGCGCGTAGAGAAGCGCTATCGACTGCAGGAAAAGTCGAACTTCAATATCCTCTGGTCGAACGTCGAAATTCAACAGGCTGCGCTGTATTCGCAGACGCCAAAGCCTGATGTTCAGCGACGGCACAAAGAGCCCAACGATACCGCACGACAAGCGGCAGAGATCATGGAGCGGGCGCTGAACTTCTCGATTGATCAGTACGACTTTGATGGTGTCATCAACCCGGCGGTCAACAATCATCTTGTTTCTGGGCTGGGGCAGGTGAAGGTTGTCTATGACGCGGTGACTGAGCCCTTACCAGAAGAGCGGCTTCCCGTCGATACGGTTGCCAATGAAGACGGTGATGAATACTTCCTTGATGGCGAGAAGGTCGAGGCCAACCTTGATGAAGGTGGCGCATTCGTCTTGAGAAGCCCTGGGGAGGCGATCACCCGGCAGGACATATGGACGCGAGTGGTGCCGTGGGAGCGCTTCCTGTGGTCCCCTTCAAAAGACCATGAGGGTGTCTGGTGGCAGGGCGAAATCCTCTACATGACAGAGGAACAGGTGCGGTCGACGTATCTTGTTTCTGACAAGCTCACGATCCCTGTACAGCATGCCGAGAAGGGCGATAAAGACAGCGTGCGCGATACGGAAGGGAAACTCGCCAAAGTCTATGAACTGTGGAACAAGCGGGACCGGAAGCGCTGCGGGCTGATTGTCGGGCTCGATCAGGTGCTCTACTACCGGGCAGGTGATGAGCGCGCGCCGGATGATCCGTACCAGTTGCAGGACTTCTGGCCGTATCCGAAGCCATTGTTTGCAAACGCATCAGCCGGTGAGTGGTGCCCGATTCCTGACTACCTTTACTACCAAGATCAGGCGGCAGAGCTGGAGCGGGTGTCACAGCGTATCAATGCCCTCACCAAGGAACTGAAATGGCGCGGCGTGGCGGATGGTGCGTTTAAAGAGCTGGCCGACCTTGCTGCTTCACCGGATGGAAAGTTTGTCGCGGTTGCCAACTTCGCGGAACGATTCGCAGGGAAGGGCGGACTTGAAACCGTGTTCGCAGAAATGCCGCTGAACGGGCTTGTTCAGGCGCTCAAATTCCTTTACGAAACACGCGACCAGATCAAGCAAACGATCTTCGAGATTACCGGGCTGTCCGACATCGTGCGCGGGGCGACAAACCCCAACGAGACGCTTGGCGCACAGCAGATGAAGGGGCAGTTTGCCAACATCCGCACATCGAAGCGGCAGCGTCAGATTCAGCGGTTCATCAGAGACATTCTGCGCATCAAGGCGGAAATCATCGCGGAGCATTTCGAGCCTGAGCAGCTTTCTATGATGACGGGGATTCAGGTCACGCCAGAAATACAGCAACTGCTGAAATCGGACGTGCTCCGTAATTTCGCCATCGACATCGAAACGGATTCCACGATTCTTGCTGATCAATCTGTCGAGCAGAAGAACAGGGTTGAGGTTGTTCAGGCGATTACGCAGTTGGTGACATCGTGGGCTCCGCTTGCGGCACAAGCACCGCAGATGCTGGAAATCATCAAGGAAACCACTCTGTTCCTGTTGGGCGGATTCAAAGCGGGATCGGCACTTGAAACAACGTTCGCGAAGCTTAGTGACGGTACAACATCCAGCGTTGACAACATGGCTGGAGTCCCGCCTGGGGCCGGTGCCGCACCCCCTGACAACGTTAGCGCTCTTCGACGGTGACGAGATTCTGTGCGTAGTTGGCTTCTTCAACTACGACAAGATCAGCGTTGAGGGGGCGATAGCGTCGGATCGGCCTTGGGGGGATCGGCGATTCATTCGCAAGGTGTTTCACTACGTTTTCAATGAACTTGGCTGCAGGCGGTTCTATGTGCGCGTCGACGCGAGCAATACGCAGGCGCACGAGATGGATTTACGGCTTGGGTTCAGACATGAAGGCACGTTGAGAGAGGCGGCGCAGGATGGTGGTGATGTCCACGTCCTTGCAATGCTGAAGTCAGAGTATTTGGAGAGTAAATGGCATGGGAAAGAAAGCGCCAAAAGCGCCGGCAACGCCTGATCCCGTAGACGCTATTGATGCGCAGGCACGGGTCAATCGGGTTGATACGGTCACGCCGTATGGGTCAACGCGATACATCAGCAATCGACCGCTCGCGACCGGCACAAGCGCTGGCAAGAACGGTGGCGGGTTGAATGGTGGCTATGGGCTGTATGGCATCCCAGCGCCATCTTCTGGCTCCTATGGTGCGCCTATCAACCTCGGCAATGGCGCGTACACGGCTGGGGATGTTCGCCTGTCACCCGTCGAGGGTAATGGGCAGTTTGTTGGTGTGAGCCCTCAAACCTACGCTGATCCGTACTCAGCTGCCGACTACTCGCAGGTGACTCAACTGTCGCCAGAATTGCAGGCGGTGTTCAACAATGCCATTGGCCGCAGCCTGAACAATTCGCAAGTGCCGTTTGAGCAGCGGTTACTTCCCACTGAGCGTTTCAATGTGAATCTCGCATCCCCCGGCGCTCAGGGCGCAGACATCCCGCGCCCAACTGCGGGAACGTTTGCCAATGGCGCACTGGATACGGGGCGCTATGAAGATGCGCTGTTTAAGCGACAGACACGCCTGCTCGAACCTCAGTTGCAGCAGCGGGAAGGTCGGTTGCGTCAGAACCTCGCAGACCGTGGACTGGTTGAAGGCTCTGAGGCGTACACCGAAGCGCTGAACATGGAGATGGATCAGGCAAACCGATTGCGCCAGGACGCGGCGCTGTCATCGGTGCTTGCGGGTCAGGATGTTGCGGAGCGTGACCGGGCGTTTGATTTTGGTGTGTTCACTGATAACAGGAACTTCGGTCAGGACGCATTCCAGCAGGATCGGTTGATGGGCCTACAGGAAGATACGCTGAATCAGCAAGCGTTCCAGGCTGATCGCGATCTTGCACGCACACTCAACAATGATGACTTTGCCCGACGCTTCGACCTCGACAATGCCGACCGCAACTACTTCCTGCAGCGGCAGCAATTGGGTGTGCAATCGGATCAGGCGAAATTCCAGCAGCTCGCATCATTGCTTGGGCTATCACCGGCACAACCGATCACGCCGATTGATGTACAGGGCGCGATCAACAATTCGACCGATGCAGCCTTTGCCAGCTACAACGGCAAACTGAGCAACTATAACCAGCAGCAGCAGCGCATGGCATCGGATGCACAGACGGCAGCGACCATCACAACCATTGCGATGATGATGGCCTCTGACCGACGGCTGAAAACGAATATCCAGCGCATTGGCGAAACGGATCAGGGCCATAACCTGTATTCGTGGGACTGGAAAGACGGCAGCGGTTCGAGCGTGGGCGTGATGGCTGACGAAATGCCGGCGAGCCGGCTGCACATGCGTGCGGATGGATACCTGATGGTGAACTACGCGGGGATCACATGGTAATGCCCTACGATCAGGAGCGCGCCCAACTTGAGCGGCGCATGAGAATTGCGCAATTGCTGGGCGGGCAGGTTGCACAGCAGCCACCCGTTGGCGGGCTGGGTAGTGGGCTTGCGCGTGGCATTGCGCAGGCCATGTCGATGATGCTGCAAGACAAGCAAGGCAAGCGACTGGATGAGCTGGATGCCGGCCAGCGGCAGGCTGATATTGCTG